CCGCGCCGTGTCGCCCATGAAGACGCGGTAGTCGACCGACCACGACTCTTTTCCGCGGCCCCAGGCCACCACCTCCACCTCGAGGCGATTGGGATGCACGTCGGCGCCCGCCGTGAGGAACAGCCCACCCTGCGGCACGGTGCCAACGGGGTAATCCTCGCGACGGTCGTAGAGCGGCTGCCAGTCGGGCGCGTCACCGCGCTCCTGCCACGACTCGCCGAGCACCAGGTTGACGAAGGACTTCAGCCGCTCGACATCCTTTTGCGCTTTCTCCCAGTCATCGGCGGCGCGGTCCCACGAGTACCAGCCGACCGGGCTGTACAAGCTCGACAGGTGATAGCCGCGCGTGCGGCCGTCGCCTTCAGCTTCGGGCCGCCACTCCCCGCGCGCGAGCATCCCGCTCTTGTGGTGATTGAAGATGGCCTGCTCGCACGCGATGCAGTGGTAGGCCGCCTTCTGCGGCTCGCCCTTGGGCCAACGCAACCGTTCGAACTTCAACACCTGAAATTCGTCGCAGTGCGGGCACGGTACCCAGAAGCGCCGCTGGTCGCTTTCGGCGAAGGCCGCTTCGATGCGGCTCAGCCCTGTAATCAGCGGCGTGGAGCACATGAACACCTTGCGTCGCGAGAATGTGCGCGTGCGCGCGAAGGCCAGGTTGATCGGATCACCCTCGCCGTCGACGTCACCGGGATAAGCGTCGATCTCATCGAGGAACAGATACCGCACGGCCATGGAGCGCAGGCCCACGGCACTGTTGGCCCCAGTCATCACCAGCACGCCGCCGGGAAATTCCTTCGAAAGAACCGTGTTGCCCGAGTCGCGCGAGCGCGGGCTCTTCACCAGTTGCCGCAGCACGTCGCTTTCCTCGATCAGCGGATCGATGCGCTGCTTCGAGTTGCGTTTGGCCATCTCGACGGTCGGCTGCACCACCATCATTGGGCCCGGCGACTTGTGGATCACGAAGCCCACGAAGTTGTTTCCCGCTTCTGTGTTGTGCGTCGGGATCATCGAACGTCCGGCCAGGAAGAGGTGGCTCGGAGAGTCGACGGCAATGCACCGCACCGGCACCGACGGGACCCGCTGAATCCGGATGATCCGGCGGCGTTCACTCCGAGTCGTTTCATGTGCGGGCCGGGGTACCTGGTGGCGGCGCTTTCTAGCCAGCCGACACACTGGGACGTCCTCGTAGACCGTATAGCGGATCAGCCAGTTATCCCGCACCCGACAGGTTCGTCCCAAGATCCGCTGCTCGCCGCCAGGATAGACGCGAACCGTCGCCTTGATTCCCACAGTCATCAGAAGTTCGTAGACTCCATCCCGCAGAGTGGGATCGCTGGTGGAGTACTCGCATCGCCCACCGTCTGGTGTGATGTGGCCATCCGAGTCCATCAAGCCTTGGAGCAAGGCCAGCCTTTGACTAAAGCTGGCGCGCAAGTACCGGTGCGGAATGTGCTTGTGACCAACTAGGCCGAGCTCCCGGAGGGCACCCATGAAGTACGTTGGTCCCTCTGCCACCGCCACGGTGCCAAACGGCTTGTCTGGTTGGCGACGACGTCCTCGACCACCGTCAATCACAATGCGTGCCGATTTCCCATTTCGCCAGGGGGGTAATTGGAATTCCGCTTTTACTCCGCAGGCGGCTAGGTGCCCGGCGATCTCATGATCATCCTCGTGAAGGGTAACCTCGTTGCTCCTCGATGTGCCATTGCCCAGCCAATAGCCCAGCAGATAGGGGTCCACTGGCAAATCTGCGTGGGGTAGCGATAGCGGACCTGTGACGTCAATCGCATAACGGTGCCAGAGCCCACGAACCTTGTACCGAGGTGCCATCTCCGCGGTGGTGAGATACACGAGTTTTTGCCTGGAGTGTCCCAGCCCTTCCCACACCACCCAACGGTGTTCCCCATCGCACACGATCCGCGACCCATCCGAGAACGTCAACTCGTAACAGTCCCGATCCCAGAGCACTGGAGAGACTCCCCCGACGCGGCAGGGCTGGCCATTCTCGTCGAACACCCTATCGCCCGGCCGGATCGTCCCCATTGACGTCCAGCCTTGCGTGGTAGGCACAGGCGTGTCGAGTGCGAGCGGGCCACCGATCTGACTCCCCTTCATGAACACCACGCGCTCGACGGGCGAGGATGGCGAGAGGCCGTCCATGATCTCGCGCAAGTAAGGCGTGCGCTCCGTGCGCCACGGTCCCGGTTCAGCCGCCGCCTTTCCGGAGAGGCGCCGGTAGCGGTCGGCCCACTCCGAGACGGTCAGCAGCGCGTCCGGCCTTAGCCCCGCGCGGAACGCCTCGTCGTAAACCTCAGTGGCCGTCTGCGCCGGCAAGTTCATCCAGGGCCTTTCGTATCTCCGCAGTCAGAATCTGGTGCACCTTGTCCGCGTCGCTCTCCGCCGCAAGCGTGGCCGCCAGGCGATCCGGAATGTTGAGCAGGTTGTCGCGCGCCGTGCGCCCCTTGGTGAAAGCCGCCACCTGCACTTCATCGCGGCTGATCAGCTTGGCCGTTTTCTCTTCGAACTCGATCTTGGCCAGCCGCGCCAGGTAGTTCTCCCGGACGGCCCGCGCGCGGAAGTAATCGAGCCCTCCGCTGATGGGCGCTTCGGCACGCTCCGGCTCCCGCACTACCGCCGGCGGCACCTGTTTCACGCGGCGCTGTCCCGGCCGCGTCTTCGCCTTCCATTCGGCATCCGCGCGATCGCTGTCGATCAGGCCTTCCGATGTGGTCGCAATCCGGCCGGAATGGATCGCTTTTTGCACGGCGGTGAGGCTGACGCCACGGTGTTTGGCATACGCGCGCAGGCTCAGGACTGGCATCGATCTTTCTCGCGATTCACTCGCAGAATTGACTTGCTAATCGCCGGCCTTTGAGTGATGAATGGGTTCGCAATGAAGAACACCAAGGCACAAGCCGCCAAACCCAAACAGACCGCCGCCGAATGCTACGCGGAGCGCCACACCGAGTGCGAAAAGCTCCTGAAGAGGATCGCCTTCCAGTTGGACGTGCACCGCGGATGTCAGACACAGTCACCACAGAACTGGGGGCACGCCGGCGACCTCGGCCGCGTGACCGAAGAACTGGCCTACGTCCTGGCCAGCCTGGGCGACCGCAGCGCGGTGGACCAGAAAGGACTGGCGTACTGAGCATGCAAAAACTCAACGTGAAGATCGGAACGACCTACATCGTCAAGGTCAGCGGCACGCTGGCCAAAGTCCGCCTCACCCGCGAACACGACCGCGGCGGGTGGTACGGCACCAACCTGGCTACCGGCCGCGAGATCCGCATCCGGACAGCCGCACGCCTCCGCTCGGAGGTGCTTCCCGCGCAGGCAATCAGCTACGACGCGGCGCGCCAAATCGTCGACAAAATCGAATTCTGAAACAGGAGACCAACCACATGAGCACTGCCTTTTCCATAGACACCGACAACAACATCACAGCCTTCGCTGCCACCGAGCAGATTCCAGAAGGCCAAGATCATTTCGCCAGCCAGAAGGAGCTCGCCAAGATCTCCACCGGCTGGCCCATCGCCCGCTTCGTCGAAGTTTGGAATGCATTCGCGGGCGTGCCGCCCTTCGGCGCCCTCAAGCCGGTCAAGAAGTTCACCGACCGCAAGACGGCGGTCACCCGGATCTGGACGGTGATTCAGAAACTGGACGACGAAACGTTGCGCGCCAGTATCCGCGAGACGGAAGCCAAGTTGAAGGCCACACGGGCACGGACGCCCACCCCCGCGCAACACGCCACCCCCGTGGCACCGAAGAAGGCCAAGGCGACCAAGGAGGCCACCGCTAAGGTAGCGGCGCCCACGGCGCGCGAGGGCAGCAAAAAAGCCATCGTGATCGAGTTGCTGAAGCGCCCGGATGGCGCCACGATCACCGACATCCAGTCCGCCACCGGATGGCAGGCCCACAGCGTCCGCGGCTTCATCTCCGGCGGCCTGGGCAAGAAGATGGGCCTCAAGGTCGAATCTCTCAAGACGCCCGAAGGCGAACGGACCTATCGCATTGGAGGTCAGACTGCATGACCGCATGGAAACGCATCACCGTGGATGCCCCCACCGCTGCCGCCCTGCGGCGCCTGGCCATCACTCATCTCGAAGGTTTCACGACTCTCCCCAACGGGGATGTGGCCTTCCTCGTCGATCCCGAGGTGGCTGCCGAACTGGAACACAACCGCAAGCCCGGAGAAGACGACACCGAATTGCTGCGACGGATCGTCAAAGAACGAGCGGGCATCGATGTTCCGCGCAGGAGGCCCAACTAAATGCCACGCCCCGTGCAACACGCCAAGCACTACGCCATCCCCGGTGTAGCCTTTCGCATCCATCCGGCGCGCGCGGATCGCTTCGCCGGCGCCATGGGGTCGGTTCTAAACAAGACCATGCGCGCAAAGTCTGACGTGTTCCATGAAATGCTTCGTCGCGGCCCCGAGGGAGAAGCCATCGATTGCGCATACGCCTGGCTCTCGGATGCGCACCCCGGTCACTACTTTGGATTCATCGGCCCGGACGAGCAGGGCTGGCTTCAGTACGGTTGGATCCCGGAGGGCCAACCGCAATATGGAAGCGA